GGAAGGCCTAAGTAATCCTTGAGCTTATTATATAATGGATTGTGAAAGTGGGCCTTCAGATACATGTAGGGCATTACAAGTAGGATTAGGACCACTTTCTTCTCGTCGTATTATAACTCTTGCAACCGCTACTATTCATAATGACAGCCTATTCGCGAATGGACTATTCCAGAATGTGTTTATCCTATATAAGTTGCTGGATTCCATGGGATATGCGCCTATTTTATTAGTGAATGAGAAGCCTAATGATTTGAATAAGGTTCCTGCTATCTTACGAAATGTAAGAATGGTGATTGCTGAAGAAATTCTAAGAAATTCTATTCCTGTTCATCTAAACATAGAAATCGCAATGAGTATTGACCCAAGTATGCGGAAATACATAAGAGACAGAGGCGGACGGACAGTAAAACTGTATCTAGGGAATATTTTGAACATAGATATTGAAACCCCTATTTTTTATCCGTCTATTCATTTCGCACACCATGTGGTAGGAGAATTAGATGAAATCTGGGTTTCTCCCCATTACAAACAGCACTATCAATATGCCGGTCTTATTAATAAGATTGGTCCTGCAAAGATTGCACCATATGTATGGGACCCCTGTATTTTAACACTGGGTGGTACGAGGCAGTTCAAGTGGCAGCCTAAGTTAGAAGGAGAACCGCAAGTCTTTGTTATCCTAGAACCCAATATTTCGTTTCAGAAATGTTCCTTGGTGCCGTTGCTTATTGTAGAAAAACTTTATAGAGAAACAAAAGGGGATTTTAAGGTCTTGTTAGGAAATTCAGAGAGGCTCCAGGCAAATCCATTTTTCACAAAAACTATTCTGCCTAGATTAGAACTTTACAAGGATGACCGCATTAAATTTAGCGGACGCAATACAATCACAAGTATAATGAATGATTATCCCTCCTGTATAGCGGTAGCACACCAGTGGAATAACCAATATAACTATATGACGCTTGAATATTTAGTTTCTGGATTTCCAGTTGTACATAATGCACCAGATTGGTCAGATGCCGGTTATTTCTATGATGGTTCTAGCATCGAAAAGGGTGCTAATGTATTGAAGAAAGTGCTAGACTTTCATTGGTGTTCTTTAGAGCAATATGCGGCAGGTGCTGCTGCGTTACAATGGAGACATAGTCCTTATAATCCAGAGGTTCATAAGGCTTGGCAGGGACTGTTGGGTTAAACGGATTTTTTTATTAACAGATAAATGAGAATAGGAATAACAGTGGATATGCGGCACTCTATGTTCAGTGCGGGACATCCAAATTCCTGTATAGCTGTATGTGAAGCAATGCAAGTCGGTGGCCATGAGGTCTTTTTTATAAAGAAAGATTTAGAAAAGGAGTGGTGGGATGATGTTCTAGAGATGAAGGATGACTACAATATAATAGAAGCAGGGGAGTGTAGTGATATTGATATAATGATTGAAGTAGCATTTCATCTTACACCACTTCAGCGTAGAAGTTTAGCAAAGAAAACTGTATGGTATTGTAGAAAACCTGCGCTTTTCACAGATATCGAGTCAACTGTATTTGCATGTAGAATTGAAGGGCGTAATTTAGAAGGAGTTTCAGAAATATGGGTATCAGATTTATTCAATAAGTCAGATGATATTGAATATCTTAAGACACTTTACCCCTCTTTATATGTATCACATGTACCATGGCTCTGGTCTCCTACGATTGTAGAAGCTCATAGGAAAGAGAAGCAAAGTCCTGTTTGGCCCCAAGTTCTGGAACAGTTAGGAAAAGATGTGCCTTGGTCCCTTCATATTATGGAAACAAATGCTTCTAATACGTCCTCATGTACATTACCACTGTTAATGTCAAAAAATGCAAAGGTTAATCAAATACAGATTCATAATACAGAAATCCTTGTAAATTCTACATTTTTTAAAGATAATATAGTAAATAACTGCGCTTTTACAGTAGAGCCTAAATTCGTAGGGAGGCAGAGGACGATTGATTGGTCACATGAACCTAAATCTATCATCGTAAGTCACACTCGATTTATCCCTTTAAAGATGGCTAATCTAGAAGCTGCGTGGGTTGGAATACCTATACTACACAATAATATGGCACTGAAAGAACTTGGTTGTGGTTTAGAGGATTTTTATTACGAGGGAAATAATATAATGGATGCGAGTAAGTCCTTGGAAGATGTAATAGGTGACAAGGTAAGAGGGAAATATACAGATACATTAGATACTTTGACCGAGTTAAGAAAGCGTATTTTGTATAGATTTTCTCCAGAGGCTCATGCACAAGCGTGGTTATCTATGTTAGATAGAAAAGAAGAAAATATCATTGAGGAAAAAATAGTCGAAGAGAAAAAGACATATACGGTATTATTCACAGACATGTGGACTGATTTCAATGCTGAATATAATATGTTCTTATTAGCAATCCAGGATTATCTAAAAGATTATGAGGTTGTAGGAACATCTGTAAAAGGTGGGCATAATATGCATATTTTCGGACCCTTTGGAACAGAATGGTTAGAAATAAAAGGGCCAAAGGTCCATTTCACGGGAGAAAACACTGGACCGATTGAACATCCTTTGGTAAAACTCAATATTGGTTTTAAAAATTTTACTAGTGAGAAATATCTTCGTATGCCTCTATGGATGTTTGAAATCGATTGGTTTAATGCTAATTTAAATAAAATCCAAAATCCTTTGCCTCTACCATTGGAAGCGTGTACGAAAACATATATAGATGAATTGGATTATAAGAAGAAATTTTGTGCGTTTGTAGTATCTAATCCTAAGAACTCAATAAGAAATGCAGCGTTTCATACATTAAACAATGAATATAAGCCTGTAGATTCGGCGGGTAGATTATTCAATAACATAGGTGAAGATATATTTGCAGGGCTTGGTGGAGGTGGAGGTGAACTCAAGAAGCACGAATTTCTCAAGGGCTATAAATTTTGTCTGTGTTATGAAAACGAAAGTTCAGATGGATATGTGACAGAAAAACTATTACATGCCAAGGCTGCTGGATGTGTTCCTATTTACTGGGGCGCATCAGATGTAGGAAAAGATTTCGATCCGAATGGTTTCTTGCATATCAAGGATCCATCTGAGTTACTAGTAAAAGTAAAAGAGGTAGACGAAGATGATGAGAAATGGCGTCAGATAATGAGTGTGCCGGCCTTGACTAAGGGGAAGGTGGTCGAAGTGAGAGACCTATTCAAAAAGATGGCTCAGACCATTGTTGAGAATTCAGAAACCATACTGGTTACAGCGGCTACTCTTAAATTCTTACCTTATCTTAAGAAATGGATAGAAAATGTAGAAATTCATAGACAGACGTTGAAAGATTTAAGGGCTATTGTATTCGTAGGGTCAGATATCTCAGATGGCGAGTTAAATTCCTTAAAGCGAGATTTCATACACATAGAAAGATTTCCAGTGGAGTGCCCAGTGGACTTCCCAGACTTCTGGAACCCTATGCATTTTGCATGGAAACTCTGGGTCTTAAAAAGAATATCTCATGATGTTTCCCTAAAGGGTTCTACCGTATTTTACATGGACTGTGCTTCTGTCATTATCAGATGGCCTTCAGATTGGATTAACCAAGTTCAAACACATAAGATAAGTTTCCTAGACGATACAAAAAACCTAAACAGACACTGGTGTCACAAGGAATTCTGTGAAGCATTAAATGTGTCAGAGGAAGAATTAAACTCTAGTCAAATTGCCGCTTGTCTCATAATGTTCAAGGCAGGAGATAAATTCGTAATGGATTTTTTCTCAGAAGCGCTAAAACTAGGTTCTATTCGTAAAATAATAGCAGGAGAAAAATGGTCTGGATTTGCCCCAGATGGAAAGCCTTTTGGTCATAGGCATGACCAAAGTATTCTAAGTATTCTAGGAAACCGCAACGATATTCATAGAATACCCATTGACCAAATATACAATCATACATCAGCAAGAGCTACATTTTTTGGAGGACAATACGTATACGTTCATAGAGGAGATTATAAGGAACATGTACCTCTGGTAGAAGGTATAGATGATGCGTATGTGGTTAACTTGGATAGGCGGTCTGATAGATTAAAGAGTTTTGTTGAGCATCATCCATATTTTAAGGGAAAGGTTCGAAGACACAAGGCAGTAGATGGGCGAGCACTGAGTTTAACGCCAAATCTTGTAAATCTATTAGATCCAAATGATTTCTTTTGGAAAAAAGCGGTTGCAGGTTGCATGCTAAGTCATCTGAAGTTATGGACTATGTTATTTTACGATACAAAAGAAATAGGCTCATATTTAATCATGGAAGATGATGCGAGGTTACAGTCAGATTGGCAACAAGCGTGGTCGAAGATACAAGCTAAGATACCAGAAGATTGGGAATGTGTGTATCTGGGAGGTGTGTTACCTCCAAATAAAGAGGGGTTCAAGCAAGTTTTGGAAGATATAGGGATACCAGGGCTATGTCGGATTGCGCCAAATACTTTCTTTGGCCAAAGTGTGCCTTCAAGGCAATTCCATTTCTGTACCTATGCATATGTCTTATCAAAGAGGGGTGCTAAGAAACTACTGGAAACAATAGAGCAGCACAGAGGTATTTGGACAAGCGCGGATCATGTCTTATTTAATTCATTAGATAAGGAGCATGTATTTGTTCTAAATCCGCTGGTTGCTGGTGCATCTCAAGATGACGACCCTGCTTATGTAAATTCGGATTTCAATAATTTCAGTCGCATAGACAAATTTGATAGCGACTTATGGAATAATGACGAAAGATTTAGCCAAGAAGAAATAAGTTCTCTGAGATGTAATATACCTCTTGATATTTTAAAGACCGTTAACGAAGTTTATAATGCCAAGACAATACCTAAGCACCGGTTTGTTTCTCTAGATATTTGTAAATTAAAGAATGAAGGTATATATGAGGGCCCATGGCTTGAAGAACTAATGCAAATAAATAAGTTTGAAATAGAAGTCGTTTCTAAGGAAACCGACCTGATACCGTATGAGAATTTAGTGGTACTAGTTATAAGAGATAAATGGGAAGAACAGATTGGGTGGTTAACTAGATTAAAGCTACAAGGAAAGAAATTTAAGGTGCTACATTTTTCTGATGAATTTGAGCAGGATCCATGTTTCTTTTATTCATGGCCAGAAATCACTGGTATACTAAGGTTTTATCCACGGAAAGACATAGACAACGGAAAAGTCTTGTCTATACCCCTTGGATATCACTGGAAGAATAATTTGGCTAAAGTACCTTCTATAGAAGAAAGACCCCTTTTGTGGTCATTTTATGGGACAAATTGGAATGGTCGCTCAGAGCAGTTGAAGCCACTAATGGCCTTAGAACCAAACAAGGTTGAATTTTATAATGACTGGAAACACCCTTCACAGCTTGGTAAAAAAGAGTTTATCGAGCTATTGCTAAACAGTAAATTCGTACCTTGTCCAAGAGGAAATAATATTGAGACATTTCGACTATATGAGGTTTTAGAGTGCGGATGTATTCCTGTATTTACTGAATTACCAGTGTCTCTAGAAAACTCAGGAATACCGTTTAGAAGAACGGATACATGGGAAGATGTGGTAAGTCTAATAGACGAGATGAGTAAAAACCCCTTAGAAATGGCTAAATATCACATGGCTGTAATGCAAGGATGGAAATCATATAAGACACATCTAAAGCAGGGGGTAATAAGGTGGCTTTCGTTAGCATAAAATTGATATGTGGCGCTGCCTATTTTGTAGCAAAAGGAAATGCAAGCAAAACGACAAAGCGAAGAATTGCTTCTGGATTATATCCTGAGCAATCCGCGGACTTCAGTCTTGAAATACGCACATTATGCAAGTATACATGTTGCAGTCTTAATGAAACGAGGGAAAATCATAGCAGAGGCTACGAATGGTTTTGGCTCTCGTAGCAGGGGTTCCGGCTATTGTACAAATAGCATACACGCAGAACGTAATGTGGTGAAAGAAATAGGTAATATCCGCGAACTAAAGGGTGCCGAAATGTATGTGGTTCGCATATCTAGAACTGCTGATTATGACAAACAAGACCCCTTCATGGGTTCTAAGCCTTGCCCACAATGCAAGGTATTCCTTGACAAATGTATTAGAGAATATGGGTTGAAAAATGTGTATTATACTCCTCCTGTTAATCTAGTAAAATGTGAAATAGTATATTAAAAGAGAAAGGCCTAAACATTTTTTATTTGATATAAGTATAATGTTTACTCTACCAACGAGCAAGTTCAGTTTAACTGGAGATGATACAAAGACGCTGTTTGCCCTGACTAATGTAACTCCTTCTGGTAACAGCGACTTGTCAACGCTTTCGACGAATAACTACCCTGTATCTGGGGTTAACACGCCTAATAATGAAAACCAGCTTGTTTTCAAGCACCAGCCACTATCGTGGTGGCTTGCATGTTTGAACTCAGGGGCTGTAAAATACACCCCTTTTAGTAATAATGTGAATTGGGCATACTATGATGGCAATAAGAATGCCTATCACATTGGTATTGAGATTTCAAATCTTCTAATCCCAAATAAGACCCAGAGTGTTAAAAGAACTGAGGATCCGAGAGGTTCTGAGGTTACATTCGAAGCGAAGTTTGGACTTTCGCGCGTCGATATGATGACTATATAAATTTGAATACATATTTAATACATTGACTGTTAGTGATGTTCCCTTGCAGTCCTTGTAGAATTTGCGATAAAGATACGCATAGTGCAAATCTGTGCCCTGAGCTATATTCAAATAAGCCGCCGCCACCTCAGAGAGGTGGTGATGGAGGTGACGAAGATGATCATTTGGATTTTATACTAACAAGTTCAGGGAACTTGGAAGCGCAAGATGTTAGCCAGACAAATGGATCTAATGCAGGACACTGGAATCCCCTTTCTGTAATTAACATATATACCCAGTCAGAAGGATTTCGGTTCATGTTCATCATTTGAGTTAATCGGTCTGTAGTAAGACGAAGAGAATCCTTAAAAAAATCCATGTGTTTTTCTACTAAACTGTCACGTACATCTTTTCTCCATAGAAGAAAAACTAAAATCATAAATATATCTCTTCCAACTTTCGGGCATGGGTCAAGAGGAGGTAAAACACCATCCCCAGATTGTATCCACGGGGTTTTACCTGGGCCAAGGCAAGAGAACCCATAATCTACCATAATAGCAGTATGTGAGGATACTACAGAAATCTCGAGTTCATCTTTCCAATTGAGCACATGAGGTTTAAATGTATCAAGTTTTACAAGTATATTATCTGGTTTCAAATCGCGATGATTGAACCCAATTGTTTTTTCAAGAACAAAACATGCCATTGCAATCTGTGCTAAAATTTTAATTAAGACAATACCATTTTCATTGGAAGGAGATGACCATGTGGGTAAGGACTTCAGATAAGTATCTAGAATAGGTGCAGAGTATATGGGTTCAATAGAAAACCATAGATTAGAAGATAAAGAAAAGACGTCAAATATTTTTGGACAATGGTCTCCAAGACCATTCTTTGAAAGTGCCTTGTTAACAAGCCATTGAATAACTGCTTCCTGTTTCGCATGTGCTTGAGATGTAGGTCGTTTTACCAAAACATCTTCTGTTTTACCTGAAGAAGAACGTTTTGCCCAAGCAAGTTTACCAAGTGTATTATCTGCAATTACATTTTCCACTAATAGCTCGCATCGGTCTTTGCCGGTATGAGTTTTTAATTTGCCGTCCGCTGCCAAATGGGAACATTTTGCAAGGACAACAGAGGAAAGGTTCTCAAGGGAACCTTTCCAATTTAAACCTATTTCAATAGCATCATACATTTTGTATAATGTTATTATCTACTAAGGCACTGTATTTATGTTTCAGGAGGAGGATTTCCTGTATGATACAGATGTATAGGGTAAAAGTGGCTATAGCACATTAGAATAGAACTAGGATATAATTCTAGAATTTTTTCCTTCTTTCGTTCTGTAATACGCGATAAAAGGCGAACATTCGATGGTAAATTAGATATATTGTCTGAGACAATTGCAGTTAGATAATCCTCCTTAAAAAGGGAAGGAAATTTCTTAACTTCATAGGTTGCAAGATGTATCATTAAATGGTTTAATAACCATATGGATTCATATGGGGTTTCGTTTAGTTCAATATGTTCTTTATACAAGATTTTATCTAATGGTTCAAGGTCAGTTGGTTTCAATGATAAAATAAATGGTTTTAATATAGGTTCCATTTGTTGCTTATTTGTCTTAGAAATAACATATAATTGTCTTGCATGATATTCACGATTAGACTCTAGTTCATGGAAAAAATCAGATACCATGGTAAATGTTTTATTAGATAATTCCTTCACTATATTCTTGTATCGAAGAAGAACCATAAGAGCAGATACATCTATTGGAGATAACTCATCCTTAATAATGGTGTCATCTGATTTTATAATCGAGAACTTCTCTACAGACCCCTTGGATTCAATTACTTTTACATTCAACGTTTCTATGGCCTCAAAATCTTCGAGATATTTTGAACAGATTTTCCAAAGGTCCGTATATTGCCCACAATTATCAAATGGTAAATAGACATTGTTTTCCTTTTCCACTGGTATAATATTGTTATCTTCCTCTAACGTGTCATCCTTGTCTCTGAGCCTCTGAGTTGTATTTTTTCTATTATGAATTGTAAGCATCTATGTACGCGTTAGATGAAAAAACACCGAATTATCCTTACGCGCGGTTCCATCAATCCAGTGTGCAGCAATTTCATTCGGATGTTCGTCATTAAAGCCTGTTCCAAACATATTTACCCAACCGGGAGGCTCATCCCAGGTCCACTGCGCCATACTAATATCCCAGAAGCCCCGTTTACAGAACCGTAAATCAGGCTCTGTATCACTCATAAAAACAGACAAAGGAATATATCTTTCTTTCCATATGACATATGGAGAGCCAAGGGTGTCTGGATTTATTCTACGTCTAGAACGCCATCTTTCTGGAACCTGTAAAAACTGAGCATCGGTCGCTTTCTTAAAAGACCATTTTTCCTGATAAAACTTCCACCATCTTTCTGAAAACTGTTTCTGAGATAAATGAACTAATTCATGGCGTATAGTTTGATTGCTTCGAGACCATAGCAAGTAAACTGGCAGAGCAATTCCCGTCTTACCACGAGTATGCGGAAGACCTGCATCTGAGCGTCCGTCTAAATAAACAACTTGAATGGGACCCTTTATAGGATATTCAAAGTTTACAAGTTCGGAAGTACTTTTGGCTTCCTTCGTCTGAAGATATGGGTAAGAACGGGCCTTCATATTAAGAGGACCTGCTATAGAAGTTAGCATAGATTTGTAATAAAAATCTTCTTCGTCCCACCGTTTAATAAGTTCTGCAGCATTTCCTATTGTCTCTAGGCGTATCATCTTACTTCTTGGAAGATTTTCTCTTTGAGTTTGCCACGAGCATCTGGTCCAAGAATAGTTGCTCAGCCCTTGTAACTACAGGTGCCTTTGGCTTAGCCCTTGAGCTAAGAGAAGTGGCCTGTGTATTTACAACGACGTCTGAGAGGCCCCAGGCTTTCATCAGAGTATTGGTGCCCTTTGCCTTTGCAGTTTTAAACAGATAATCACGTGCATAGAGTTCACGTTCTGCGACTTGAACATCTGGGTCTGCATTCCAACCTTGGGGCGGCGGCTTTGCATTGGGTAATTGGTCAATAAGAATACTGAAAAGCTGTCCAACAGGGTTTTCCAATTGATGTTCAATGTAGTATTGAGGGTCTGGCTTGAGGCCATTCGCTTTCATGAAAGCGGATGTCTCAATACGATCTCCTTGTGTCCCCTTGAAACCAGAAGGGGGTTTGAAGTAGATGAAGGATAGACGGTCGCCTGAAGCAGGTGCATTACCAGGATCCCTTTGCGCAATACGGTCTGCCAAAATCTTATGGGCTGGTGGCGTAACAGACTTATATTCAGAACGTAAACTCTTGGTAAGCATGAGTTGGTTCAAACTCACCTTGTTATCCATCATATCTGTCACCCACTTCTTCACAAACGCTGCTGCAGCACCGACGTCCTTGTTCGTGAGTAGAATTTTGATAGCCCCGCCGTAAATCGTCTTTACGATTGGTGCATAGTCTCTGCGCTTCGTAGCAATACCCATTGACTTCTGGACATAGTCAGTGGCATTCTCCTCATACATATTGCCGACGTATCGCTTCTTACTGAATATAATAAATGGATAGAACGCCTTGTCAAACTCAAAGTCATGGGGTCTTTTTAGAGCCTTTGTAATAAGCTCACCTGCCTCTGTAGTAATATCTATGGTGGCTTGAATAGCTTCCTGGCCAGTCAAGCGTTCACCAGTCGATGGATTTCTCGGATTGATTTCTACAAAGAGCGAATCTGTATCACCGTAGACTACAAAGGCAGAGCATCTAGGGTCCTTTGCTTCAGGTCCATAGAACTTCTCAATCGCGGCCTTTGCAAAGAGGATTTGCTTTCTGCCATAAGCAGTAACGGAAGCTGCCAAGTGCTGTAGACGAACCTTGAAGACACCAGAGCCTAGTTGGCCATACAAGGAATTTGCTGTTAGCTTGTAAGCAAGCTGCTCAGCATCCAAGAGGGCCTTTCTGAAAGGGTCGGATTCCTTTTTAATCTCCGCCCTCTTAGCTGCTCTTGCAGCCAGGAGGCCTTGAACAATTCTAGGTAGGGCGGCCTTTCTTGAACCAGGATACTGAGCATATCGACAGACACGGATGCCCACCTTAATTTTCTTAGGGTTCTTCCTTGTGTCATTCGGGTCAGGCTTCCAAATGTCAAACGAGATATCAATCCAACGACATCCCATTGCCTCGCCGAGTTTCTGGTATTTATCAACATCGCCATAGGAAGACGTCTTTATCTCATTTCCCTCTTGGTCGTAGTCCTTTGTCCACAGGAGGGAATCGTAACTGATATTTTCGGACTCAATAGTTGATGGATACAAGGATGCAAAGTCACAGACACCGATAGGGCTCTTAGTATAGAAGCCAGGAGTAGGGTCTAGAACAATCGCACCTTCATATGAATCCTGAGCCTCTGAAGCCTCTCCCTCGGGTGCAACGTAGTTGAACGGTGTAGAAGTCTGTGTTACAATCGTCATATTCTGTGAATTACAGAACTTGAAAATGAGCGACTCGATCTTGACACCTTGCCCCCTTGTGAAAATCATGGTCACCGGAACAGTGCATACATTGGCCATACACATCGCATTGTTAAATGTCTCCAATTTGTTGTAAAGCTCCATGGTTAGATCACAATCTTGAATACAGTAAGCTGCGATAGTTGCTCTATCGGCAGAAGAACCACGATGGAGCCTGAAGATATCTGCAGGGCTTACATCGTCTTTTACAATAACCCATTTCACTGCCAAATCCGTATCAAGTTCTGAATCGGCCTCAGAAGGCTTCACTTTCAGGAAGCCTGAACCAACTTCTAGAATAGTTAGCTTATCGGTTAGCTCATCGCCTGTCTCGTCAATCAAGACAACTGCGCGTCCAACCTTCGCATTACCTGTTCCACTTGTCTTAATCGACCAAGAACCGTCGTCATTGTGTTCCACCGTCTTCAGTTTACCAGACATGAAGTATTTGGTAACCTCATCGAGCTTATAAGAAGGTAACTGGTATCCACGTTTGACAACGTGATACAAGTCAACTTGAAGACGCCCTTGGAGAGAAAGGGTGTGCAGGAAATTGTCGCCAAGAGCGGAAGAGGCAAGGCGTTTCTCATCGAGTTTAACCTTACCACCGTGACCAAAGAGGCGACTGAGTTTCTGTAAATTGTCGTTCATCGTAATCTTGAGGACTTCTGAGCGCTGCCAGAGGTATTTCTCATCAAAACCAAAGATATTATAGCCAACCCAGACATCCGGATTTACTTCGATGAGCCAATTGAACCAAGCAAGAAGCATTTCTTTTTCAGAAGGAAAGAACTTTACATCTACACCTGGGATATTGTCGCATGTTTCCAGAACAAAGATAGTTTTCTGAATAGACCCATCCGAATCCTTGAGAACACATCCAATTTGAATAATAGGGTCACCAGGGTCCTTTGCATTCATAGGCTTCGCAACAGGAAAGTCGCCTGACCTAGAATAGCACTCAATATCCCAGAACAAGGACTTGAACGGCGCAGTCGGCTTAGGAGGAGACTTTTCAGGACTGACATCCTCCCAAGAGCAGCGAATTACGCGAATGTCTGTCTCCTCATCAAACCCATCATCTACAGGCTCAACGGATACCCAGCCGCATGGCGCCACATCTCTCAAATGAAAGAACCTGAGAAGTGGATCAAGGCCGGACTCATAAACAGGAAGGGGTGCAGACTTCTTGCTAAGTGAGAAGATGGGTTCTTGATGGTCGTTTAGCAGAATGTTCTTAAGAGCCCTAAAGTCTTTCATAGAAGCCACAGCAAGCTTGAAGAAGGTGAATTCTTCATCAGCGGTAAATCCATAGAGTTCCTTACGCTTAACGCGTTCTACTGACATGGATGCTGGTGCTAGTTCCCCAATGTGTTGCCTGAACTGAGAAATATCCAGGGATGGAGGCACCTTCACGTAAAGATAAGGGCGAAATCCATCTATATCGCAACGAAGCGAGACGCCATCGGCAGTCATACCGAATAGATGGATTACCATACAACACTGTTTATTACCAACCCCCTGGGCTGCATGGCCATATGAGATATCAGGGTTTGCGCTGTCTTCCCAGGAGTACTCTATCTCCTGCTCTTCCTCAGTCTCTCGCGTGACCACCATATACTGGTCACGTGATAGAGCATCAAGAATATGAAATTGTACGGTCATGTTTTGCTAATAAAATAAAGCGTTACCCGGGTGCCAATTTTTACAGTGGCATTTATTTGCGATTACGGCGGGTAAGATGTTTTCTCATCTGTATCATTGACTTCAATTGAGCAGTTTTTCCCTTTATTGCATTAAGTAGCCCACCTCCCTGAATTGGTAGAGGAGACGCTTGCTTCTGAGAGGCAACTAGGTCAGCACCAATGTCAGGTGGGTTTGACGGCATTATCCTCTTTGAATTCATCTTAGTATTGCTATTGCCCATTGCCTTTACTGTTGCTGGTGAGTTAGTTTTTTCATTAGAAAACACAGGAGTATCCATTGCTTCGAATGGCGACTTTGCGAGGCTATTCTTAGTAATGTTGGCTCTAGGGGGGCTGTTCATGGCCTTAGGCAAAAGGCTATTCATAGTTACACTAGCTCTAAGGGGGCTATTCATGCGCTGAAGACTGTTTACTGCAACGTTAGGCAGAGGTGGACTATTCATATTTGCCTTCATGGTTGGATTTACAACGAGGTTAGATAATGCTTCTCTATCTTCTTCTAGTGTGGCATTACGAGGCATTGCATTTGTGGGCTGCCCTTCTTCATCTTCGAACGTAGCGGGTTTCTTGTCTTTTCCGACAAGCATGAGTGTAGGATAAAATTTACGAGGGACATTTGCCAAGCTGGTTTTTCCAATATACTCGGAGTCAACGGACGCAAGGTTTACAGACCTATTTTTCAGCTTAGTTAGTTGGCTCCATACTTCATCGTTAAAACGATGGCATGCACCACACCACTTAGCATTTACATAGACAAGCGTCAATGGCCCTTTGACTAAGGCTTTCTCGAATAACTTTACGGCCCCATCAGACCGGACATCCAATATTTTGCTTCCCTTTTTATTCCTGCGAGTCTTTGCCATCTATTTACTACAAAGATTTATAGACACAAGATAGCAATGAAAGTCTCCCTTCCAGAATGGATAGATAGAAAAGTTTTATCCGTACTCGGCCTTTGTGTTGTAATACTTATTGTGGTCGTGGGTTTCTTCAAGAAGGATAATTTTAACGTAAGTCCATATGAAGAATTTAAGGGTAAAGTTGTCCTAGACACATCCAAGGACACTACAATGTTTCCATATACGATGGATCCAATTAAAAGCCTAGACCAATATGAATTAGAGGCTGTATTCACGAATGAGGGCGACAGAGAATTGAAAAAACAACAGATAAATCAATTAACTCGTCGCTACCCTCTAGACTGGACGAACTACCCTCCGAATGCAAGTAAATTCCAATCAGAACAAGCAAAATATATTGAGGGATTTTCTTCCGATTCATCTGCGAAGAACTTAAATGAACCTTATAAGGATATAGGCGATGGAAATTTAACACCTCCCGACACGAGGGCGGTTGAAATGGAAGAAAAGGATATTTTAGCAACTTATAGGCCCAGAAAGTCTGGGTCTATGACGTCATATCATACATATGATGCTCAGAAACTTTTAGAGCAAATATATGAGCCGAAGGGAATCAAGCCAATTGTAAAGAGAAAGGAAGGTAACGTGTTTGAAGTTGTTAGCACAAGAAGTCTAAAGAACAAGATAGAGTATGAAGACGATCTTCCAGATGCTAATGTTTCCTCTGGTTCTGGGATTGGCCCAGGAGAAGCGGTTATTGAAGTTCCGCCAACCGCAGTCGAAGTTGCCGCTGGGCGCGACCCATTTTATGAGCCAACCACAAGCACCCGTTCATCGCGTACCGATTACATGCGTTGGACGCCTGGCTTAGAACGTATGTTTGCGCCGACCTACCCTACAACGGATTGGATTGGACAGCCGAAGTAAGCAATCTAAGATATAAACAAATTTGCATAATGTCATATATGCCGATTTGGTTAGACTACAGAGAAAGAGGACTACAAGCCTTAGCCCCTACATTACAAATAATAACTCCTCCTGTCGGCGATATTTGGATCGGAGACATGAGTGGTAACTTACTTCAGGAAGGTGGTGTTATTCTGGAACGTAAATCTCTAATAGACTTCGAAGCAAGTATTATAGATGGACGGTACGAGGAACAACGGGGTAGAATGTTAGCATACGCAAATGAACAGAAAGTTGCAATTGGCTACGTAATTGAAGGTCAGACAAAAGGGTTTCAAGGTCGTAGATTTACTGGTGACTCTGTATTGAAACTCATTTCTCAGATACAATTCAAGCATCGGATACCAGTATTTCAGACGAATTCCATGGAAGATACTTTGGCTTTATCAGTAATTATAGAGAGTGAATGGACAAAAGCCAAAAGTCAGTTCTCATGGCAATGCGGAGCAGGGAATTCGAGCACACCTATTGCCGCTTCTTACACTAAATCAAATTCCAGAGATACACCCGATTCCTTTTTATTAGGTGTCTTAACACAATGCCGTGGAGTAAGTGAAGGCTTAGCTCGTATTATTTTGGATAAAGTGAAGACATTAGAAGGATTATTAGCAACTACAGAAGCTGATATCGCAGCTATTGGAGATGGTAAACGAAAGGTGGGTAAGGCAGTTGCTGGGAGGCTTTATGGGCTTCTTCATTCGAAAGTCGAAAATCCATCGTAGTCATCTGCTTGACCGTCAGTACGCATCTGATAAGAATTATTACACGTTGATCCTATATTATAGGGGCGAGTGGAGGAACTAGTATATTCCTTTTCAGAAGGGAGTTCAAATTGCCTTTCACGTGATGCATAGTCTCGAGATAGACGATCATCCTTATAGTCATCCTCAGAATAAGCAGATCTCTTAAACCGAGGAAGACTTAAGAACTTTTTCTCATATACTTCCTCGACTTCTTCAGAGCTTGGACGACGTCTCCTTGGCGTATTAACCTTCTCCCGCCTTCTACTCCGCCTTTCATCTGCTACCCCCTTAGGATACCTAGGCTCAGATGAACTATCACGAAAGCTTCCTGAATTATAGTATAATGTTAACATGATTGCCAGAAGGGCAAGGCCAATTACTAATAATTTCATCTGTAATTTCATCTACTTATAGTTTCCATAATTCTGACAATACATTTCCAACTGGATCGGGTGAATCAGCGAACCGAACGTTTTGTTTTGGTTTTGCATAAGGGGACGGGCGTTCCATGGTTTCTACAAAAGAGGCCGGAGGAGTATATTCTGATGCTCGTAAGATTGAGCCAGCATTTGGAGTTACAGTGGCGGCTTGTTGTAAGGATACTTGAGAAGCGCCCTTTCTTTTTTCGGGACCAGCCATCTTTGGTGGCATCATTGATTGGACAATCGGATTTTTCTCCAATAAATACTCTCGCTCATGATGAGCCCAAGAAATCCATAGTAAGTTAGGATATGTGTAACGCACTTCGTATCCTTGCGACCTGAGTTGAAATACAACATATACAATGCAATCTTTCAAGTCCAAAGATGGAAGTCCTAGAACAAAGGGTGGGACATTAAAATATACAAACGTGGGTTGATTAGGTGCAGTAGCACAATGTGCGACTTTTTGTAAGGCCTGTTCTAAAATCTGATTATACGCAGTTTGCCGGGCCTTGTCTTGTTTTAGTCTAACGTCAAATAGTGTAGAGGCAGGCAGTTGAGGAACCCCTGACATTTCTAATGGTAATTTACGGTTTGAAATAAGGAAATCTACGCTATGGTCAAATCTTTACCTGTTTCTTTTTTATACAATTGTTTTAACGAGCCTATATACTTGGAACGCAATTCGGCTATCTGTGTCTCACTGGGTTCAATGACTTGTTCAACAGGTATAGGTTCTCCAATTACAGTTAAAATAGGATCTTTCAATGGGCTTTGTAAAAGGCCAATTGACTTCCACAATGATTTCAAAGTCGGTATAGGAAGACATATATCATAGGGTTCTAAGATATCTTGTATGCAATCAGGTATTTTAACTATTTCCCATAGCTTAGTATCGCCTACGGAAATAACAGGTACCAGGGGTGTGCCTGTTTCCAAGGCCATCTTAAATATGCCCCTGCGTCTGGCTAAAAGGGCAGTATCTTCGTATAACATTTCTCGCATCCCTCCTGCGGAAACCGAAATAGAGTTATCTTGCAAGGCAGTTTTCATCGTATGATAATTACTAGGTATTATGTGTAATTTTTCAAATATTTCGGCCATGAATGGAAAAGTATGGACAATATTTAACGCAACACAACGTATATCTTTTAATTGGCCAGGCCATTCTGTAAATTCAGTCGCAGTATGAAAAAACATACTACTACTAAAGGCACCGTGAGGATACCACATATATATATATTTTCCTTTTTCCAGCTTAGTATTACCAGATACCCTATACGATTTACGAATATTATCTTCTATAGTATTAAATAGTCTAGGAAAGAAAAACTCAAGGAGTTTTCTAGATAAATCTAAAAGTGGTGTTATTTTTATCATTCCAATCAATATACAAGATATTACGACGACGGCAGAGAACACACTAGCACATACTACTGTAATACCAATACCAATTATTAGGCCTACAAGAAGTGCTACGTATGAAAATGGAAACAAGTGTTCTAACATTCTAGAAATCCCAGGAATATTTTAGAGACTTTAAAGCCGCAATATATTTTATAATCATGATACCGCCAAAATACATCGTATTATCAGGGGGTGGAGTTAAAGTATTTAGTTTTGTAGGTGCATTAAAGATACTAGATAAACATAATTTGCTCAGAAATGTAACAGAATATTGTGGAGTAAGTGCAGGGGCGTGGTTATCATTTATGTTAGCCGCAGGAGCAAACCTTGGAGTATTAGAAAAAATGATATTAGAAATGGACTTTGGAGTAATCAGAAATATGACAACCGAGTCACTCATAGAATTTCCAGAAACATTTGGCTTCGATAATGGCGATAATCTTATAAAATTACTTAGCTCTATTACGAGAGTAGTGCTAAAACTAGATCCCACTATAACATTTGGAGAATTTTCGAAAGTTTCCAAATGTAATTTCAGATGTTGGGCAACAGATTTAAATATACTATCGGCACGTGAGTTCTCTAGTAAGGCAACACCTGATGTAAAGATATTAGATGCCCTTCGTGCATCAATGTCATTACCATTATATTTTACACCTACTCTAGACCCAGTCACCGGAAATATGCTAACAGATGGAGGTATTCAAGGTAATTTGCCCTTACATATGTTATCAGATGAGGAGTGTGAAGCTGCACTTGCGTTAGGGTTTTCTAATGGTTCAAGTGAACCAGATAAGATTGCTTCTCCACAGGATTTAGCTGGATTTATTAATTCAATACTATGCACACTTGTTCAATACAGAAATCAGCATATTACAAGCAGATGGAATCATAGAATTCTCAAAGTTCCAGTGGATAAATATGCTTCCTGGAATTTTGAGGCTAGCCGGGATGACCGTAAGATGCTTTTGGAAAAGGGTGTGAGTGCTTCAGAAAAATGGGTTAAATCGATAGATTCATTTTCTCGCAAAATTTCTAGGCGGCATTCTGGTTAATGAACTGACCAATTGCAGGGATAGAACGTTCACCCTGGTACTCTAAGTTCTTACCGTCGACCGTGCTCAGAATAAAGGTAGGAAATCCTTTTACATTATTAGCTTCAAGTTCAGGAGCCGCACTGGGGTCCCCTTGTTCAAGCATACGTATCTTTGTCTTTTTACCATTACTCATAATTTGACCAGCCGCCGCAAACTTCTTGTATTCGGGTAAGATAGTTTCGCAGTGAGGGCACCCATTCATGTAGTATAGAGTGAAGACATTGGTCTTCTCACCAAAATCTGCAAATGCGTCAGACTTAAATGGTGTACCTGCACTTAGAACCCACAGATATAGCATAATGACAAGGACAAGGGAGACAATAAATAAAATACGGGTATTAGAAGATAACATTTCTAAAATAGGTAAAGAGAAAACCTAAACGCAAACGGGCGTTCTATTACAGAAATAATGAGTTGGGTTGCGGGATTGAGGTCTGATATATTGTACACGGTTCAGAAACGACCATTGGACCCTCGTTGGTCCCAGCAAGATTTTCAAGTATTCCTGGGGTTATGTGCATCTGCTCAGGCCTTAGGATGGACTGAGCAGAGGGCTTTTCAAACAGCGGAGGCTTTAGTAATGAAAAAGAAATGTCATGGTATCGTATGGACAAATGAGGCCTTGCTAAACGATATGGAAGCCTTGATGAGCTAGTATTTTGTTTTACGTCTTATGTGACGAGTTTTCTTACTCCTTGTTAATTTCTTATGTTTCCGTTTCCTTGTCCCCCCTTCTGCGAAATAGCCATCCTTATACCATGAATGGGGGCATCGTGATTCAACTGAATTCTTGTATTTAAAGAGGTTTAAATGTTTGTCAACATTTCTGTAAGCACCTTCAATCCTGTATTCATCATATGGTTCATCGGTCTTTTCTAATCCCATCATAAGTACATTGTAATTAAGAGACTTTAATTTCTCAATATATGCTTCTTCTATATGGCATCCAGTGATAAAGGGTATGAATTGTGTCTTTAGTATTTGTTTATCACATATTTCTTTGTCTTGAGTAAGGTATTGCTTGTCACGTCTATACTGCTGTATTCTATATATCTCACTATAATTCATTTCTTTTGAAGGAGTCGGAGGAACTATACCAAATCGTAGAACATGTAGAAATGTGCTATAACCATCTGCGACTTTATGGTCAAAATAACAAATACAGGGAGGGCTTTGACTATAGCTATTAAAATATACAATGCAGTCAGTATAGTCTTGTGGACTTAGAATTTTTTCTAAATCAGGTATAATGCGTACAAAATAACGTTTGTATGGGTTTGGAAATGGAGAACTTGCGTATGCTGAACATCCAATTTTAAGCCTGTTAGGGTATTTAAATGTTTTTAATGTTTCTTCCGATTTTCCGGTCATTACACAGATACCTAGACGAATATCTGGTACTGTGAATTTTGCTTCATCCAAGTTGATTGGAGGTGGTCCTCTAGACGCACGAAATTTAGGCTTTCCATTTGCATCTCCCACTGGTACTTCTGCTCGCGATTGAAGAGAACGTCGGGCGGCAGCAAGGTGTATTTTTTCCAATAATTGAAACAATTGTGAACCGCTATAAGACATATCATCAAAAACAAAAATTGTGCTATTATCACATGCATCCAAGTCAAAATTATCTGTTAATATAACATCAGGTAAACGATATCCAGCCTCTTGGACAAAATGATAGCAAATAAGGGAAATAAAATAGGATGATTTTGTTTTTTCTCCAACAAACCACTTTAATTTGTTTGGTAATGACGGAATGGATTTTTCAGGATCTGTATACATGTTTTGCACGAGGCTTCGGCAATATCCTATAAGTATACGGTGAGATATGTACACTAGATTTGAAGCAAGATTTTGGGCGGCTCTGCGACGGCGAGGGGATGCTTGGGCATAAACCCATCTTTCTAGAGCTGCCTTGTCGGGGGCATGTTTGCCTGAGGGCCTTCCAAGTATATGTGCTATTTTACTTTCATAGTCTCGTATAAAAGTAAGTAAGCCAGTGTCTTTATTGGCTACAGCCATCTATTAAAGCAATGTGTTTTACTCCTTATCTCTAGGAAATAGCATGAGGCCAAGTAGAACAAAGAAAAATATAGCTGTATGAAGGAAAAGCCCTGTCGGGGTGGGACATCCTCCCTGAGCAACTGTAACAATGGAACCAAATAACATCTGAGTGAACTTAAATGTCTCTGGATTTGCAATTAAGAAAAAAACAAGGGCCGAATAAAACGAATATTTGGCCTTTAGTCCTATTTCAAGCATCTATCTATTACGAGTATTTTTATATACTTGTAATCTATCTGCGCGAAAGAAGCATCCGTAAGAGGTCTGCGCGGACGAATATGGGTATGATCTCCTTATCTATATCTGGTAACGCTTCCTGATACATGGCATTTATTTCGGGCCTATCATTGTGAAATAAGTCTTCTGCTTCTTCTGGCCTCATAATGCCGATGGTAGAACGCGCCTCTTCAAGCATATCTTGTTCGCCATACATATCCATATAATGATGGAAAGAATCTTGTAATTCCTCAATGGGGGGTGAATCTGGTTCAGGCAACATTTGCTGATACCTTGGCTCCAAATTTCTATAATGCGTTTGACTTTGTTCCCACAAGGACTGTAATTGTAATATAAATGGCAATTCATTAATTGTATGATGTATACTGCTAATTGCACCACCCCCTTGTGGCTTTGGTATCTCTTGAATATTTAATGCCTTTCTTATTAGCCCTGCAATAGTTTCGGGACGCAAATTACCTGGGATAGGGAATTCGTGGCCATCTTTATCTTTATATTTGGTTACAGCCTGAACAGCAATACGTATAGGAGGAGGGGGGTTATCCTCAATTTGGAATCTACCCTTTCCGTTATCAGTTCTTCTATTTGTAGTATATTTTCCAAAATTTATGTTGATAATAGTATTTCCTTTTTCAAAGCCATGTGTTTTATCAACTTTTGCCAGTTTAGCCTTTGCTGCTAATTCAGCATTAACTTTATTCACATGAACGCTTGTTGGATTTAGTTGCCATGTCTGATTATCTCCCACCTTAATTTTATTATTTTTACCTAGTAATCTACGAGGATCCATATCTCTCAAGCCTTTGACGGTAAGATTTTCTCCCTCTTGTCTATATAATTCAAGCTTGTAATTAGGTGATTTACTTTGCCGAACAACAAGTGATGGACCTTTGGGAATTATGAGCTTTCCATTGGGCGTCCATGCTTCTGGAGTATTTGAATTATCAGTCCACTTTTCCAAAACACCCATTGTGCTTTTTATTGATTCATGTAATGATACATTTTCAGTACCAATATTGGTTATATCATCAAAAAATACTAATAATTCTCCATTTTGAGCATCTATTACAACCCTTGCCATAGTAACTATATATGCAGGTGTAGTATCAGGATTTTTTGGGTCTCTATAAGTTGACATTAATCCGCCAAGTTTCACCGGTGCATATATTTCCATATACTTGAGACATGCTATATCACATTCTCCCTTAGTAGAAAATTCACCACCTTCTACCTCTTTACATTCATTACCTATACACCTCCAACCCATTTTGGGAGGATTACAGGCTGCATCACATTCTCCCTTAGTAGAAAATTCACCACCTTCTACCTCTTTACATTCATTACCTATACACCTCCAACCCATTTTGGGAGGATTACAGGCTGCATCACATTCTCCCTTAGTAGAAAATTCACCACCTTCTACCTCTTTACATTCATTACCTATACACCTCCAACCCATTTTGGGAGGATTACAGGCTGCATCACATTCTCCCTTAGTAGAAAATTCACCACCTTCTACCTCTTTACATTCATTACCTATACAGCTCCACCCTTTTTTGGGAGGATTACAGGCTGCATCACATTCTCCCTTAGTAGAAAATTGACCACCTTCTACCTCTTTACATTCATTACCTATACAGCTCCAACCCATTTTGGGTGGTGTAACACATTCGCCAGTTGCTCCAGTGGCACCATCAAACCCGTCATGACCAGTTGCACCAGTAGCGCCATCAAATCCGCGATGACCAGTATCACCAGTGTATCCAGTTGCGCCAGTATAACCAGTTGGACCAGTAGCACCATCATACCCATGATGCCCAGTAGGGCCAGTAGGACCATCAAATCCATCACGACCAGTTGGACCAGTTGTGCCATCAAATCCATCACGACCAGTTGGACCAGTTGTGCCATCAAATCCATGATGACCAGTTGGACCAGTTGGTCCATTACGACCATTTCGCCCATCATGTCCATCGTGGCCAGGAGGTCCGGGTACTGGGATATAGATAGGTGGTTGTGGCATGTAGATGGGTGGATATTGGTATGAATATGGTAGTTGTGGATTTCCATGACCCCCAGGCTGTCCATTTGGTACAGGATTTCCGCCGCCGCCAGGCTTTCCATGACCCCCAGGCTGCCCATGGCCCCCAGGCTGTCCATTTGGTACAGGATTTCCGCCGCC